CTGTTTCAGCAACGGCCAGCTCCTGAGACTGGCGATTATTTTAACGCTGATTGGCTTCGCTCTTACACTAATATTCCAGACAAAGAAACCATGAGAATTTACGGGGCCAGTGATTGTGCAGTGTCACAGGACAAGAATGATTACACTGTTCACTTGATTGTTGGCGTTGACCCCGACGACGATATTTACTTGCTTGACTTGTGGCGTGCCCAGACATCAGCGGACATATGGATTGAGAAATACTGTGACATGGTAAAGGACTGGAGGCCTATGGGGTGGGCTGAAGAGTCAGGGCAAATCAGTAGCGGTATTGGCCCCTTCTTGCACAAACGCCTGATGGAACGTAAGCTGTACCTCGCACGCACTCAGTTTCCAGCTCGTGCTGACAAGGCCATCAGGGCACGGTCCATTCAGGGCCGCATGGCGTCCAGGGGCCTGTACGTGCCCACTACTGCCCCGTGGTACCCAGCTTTCAAGGCAGAGTTGATGACCTTTCCCTATGGGCGCAACGACGATCAGGTGGACGCCCTGGGCTTGATTGGCCAAGTCCTTGACAGGATGGTTGGTGGCAGCCCGAAACCTGAACCTTCGGCGCCACCGAAAATCCTGTCGACTGACAACAGTCTTTGCACGGTGACGCTTGAAGATCTTTGGGAAGTCAATGACCGTGATAGGCGCTCAGGCAATTTGAGAATTCACTGACATGGTTAAAAATACCGACATTGACAAATTGGCCGGTCCCAGGGGTGAGGACAAGGGCCGTCGCTTGGCCAGCTTCTGGAAGGAACAGCTTGATGCTATCAGTGACAGTTCCACACACAAACGCTGGTTGACACGCGGGAATGCCATTGAGCGCCGTTATCGTGACGAGCGTAGCCGCTCTGATGAAGAAGGCCAACGCCGGTACAATGCCCTTTGGGCCAATGTAGAAATTCTAAAGCCCGCTTTGTATGGCAAAATGCCGGTACCAATAGCGGAGCGGCGCTTCAAGGATAAGGACCCAGCCGGGCGCGGAGCAGCGCAGATCATTGAACGTGGCCTGCGCAATGAAATTGAGATTTGCGGCTTTGACGAAGCATTGCAGGCGGCTGTTGCCGACTACCTGCTTCCTGGTCGTGGCAGCGTGTGGGTGCGGTATGAGCCCGAAATAGGTCAAGATCCATCGTTGCCAATTGTCACCGAAACTGACGAAACTGATTCTCAAGGTGCCTTTGGTGAAACTGAGGATTCAGCTAAGGAGGATAAGCTTGATGAAACCGGGGATCGCGTGCTTCGCGAATCAACCCCGGTTGATTTTGTTCCATGGGACGATTTTTTCACGTTCCCGGTACGCGCCCGTACATGGAATGAAGTCACGGCGGTTGGCAAGCGCGTGTACATGAGCCGTCTGCAAATGCAGGAGCGGTTTGGTGATAAAATTGGCAAGACCATTCCACTGCAAAAGGACGAACGTGGAATAAAGGGCAAGGCTGAGGCTACTCAGGATTCTGACGGTGAAAAGGGTGAGGTCTTTGAGATTTGGGATCGTGATCATTTGGAAGTAATATGGATAGCCACTGGCTATGAGTGGTTGTGTGACCGCAAGGATGATTTCCTGAAACTGGCCAACTTTTTCCCCACGCCGCGTCCTTTGTATGCCAACGCGACGAACAATACGCTGGTGCCGGTGCCTGACTATATTCAGTATCAGGACCAGGCCGTTCAGATTGACGAACTGACCCAGCGCATTGCCATGCTTTCCAAAGCCTGCAAAATGACTGGTGTTTTCAATGCGGCTGCCAAGGACATTATACGGCTGTTTGACGAATCTGTTGAGAACGAACTTATCCCGGTTGCTGACTGGGCTGCCTTTTCAGGAGATAAGGGCGGTGTGGAAGGTAACATCAGCTTTATGCCAATTCAGGTCATCAAGGATGTTATCAATGAATTGATGATGGTCAAGGAGAAGCAAATCCTTGAGATGGACCGCCTGACTGGCATCACCGACATTATGCGCGGGACGACTGATGCCCGCGAGACGTTGGGTGGCCAACGGCTCAAAACCAACTCAGCTGGCACGCGCCTGCAAAAGCGCCAGAATGAGGTCGCCCGGTTTGCACGTGATACTGTGCGGATCATGGCAGATATCATGTGCCAGCATTTTTCTCCGCAAAGCATGATTGAGGTGTCAGGCGCCTTGTTTGAAGAAGGGCTTGGGCCGCCTGACATGCCTGATTTGACTGCTTTGCAACCCGGTGCCGACCAGGCGGGGCAGATTCCTCCCACCCCTCCAGGTCTGCCGGGTGGGGCCAGCAACAGCCCCCAGCCCCCAGCTGGCCCCATTCCGCAATTACCCATGCCCGCAGGGCCTGGAACGCCCCCCGGTGCACCGTTGGGCGCCCCTCCGGGTCTGCCTCCTGGGGCACCACCTCCGGTCCCAGGTGGTCCACCTATGCTTGGCCAGCCCCCTGGCCAGAACGTGGTGCCCTTCAGGCCTCCCGGCGCACCCCCGCCGCTCAGTGGACAGGTGCTGCCACCACTACCGCCGCAGTTTGCACCCCAACCGCCACCAATTCCACCCGAATTGATGGAAAAACTGGCCGCTTTGAAGCGGATTGCCCGCGCTTTGCAGCTGTTGCGTGACGAGCGGTTGCGTGGTTTCAGGGTAGATATTGAGGTTGACAGCACAATTTACGGTGATTCTGAGCAGGAAAAGGCCGATCGCACTCAATTTATTCAGAGTGTGACCCTGTTCCTGCAACAGTGTTTGGTCATGGGCAGTCAAATGCCCGAAATTGTGCCACTTTTGGGCAAGTTGCTGCAATTCGGCGTGCGTGGGTTCCGAGTTGGCCGTGATCTGGAACTGGCCATTGAGGAATTCACTGATGAAGCAGCTGCTATAGCCAAGAAACGTGCCGCTGCGGCGTCCCAGCAGCCGAGTCCGCAGCTTCTGACTGCCCAGGCGGCCATGTTGAAGGCTCAGACCGATGCATCTTCAACACAGCAGAAGTCACAATCTGATCTTGCCAAGACTCAGGCGGATCTTCAGGCCCAGGTATTGGATAATCAGGCTCAAGAGCGTGAGGCTGCGGGTGAGGTTGAGCGCCAGCGCATCGAAAATCAGGGAGAAATGATAAATTCCATCGCCGACCTGGTCATGAAGCAAATGGACATCAAAATCAAGGATAAAGACCTTGAGTCCAAGGATAAGGAGATGGAAACTCAGGAATACAAGGCCAAAGTTGATGCTCATAGCCTTGGTTACAAGGCAAAACTGGATGCACACAAGCAGCGCACCCAGGCAGCCAAGACAACTGAGTCGTCGGTAGCCAAAACACCTAAAATGCCCAGTCCTCCAAAGATGGAATCGCCCCCTGAGAAGCCAGAAAAGACTGAAACTGGGATAGACACTGGCAACTTGCTCAGGATGCTGGAGCAAACCATTGCTCAAATGGTAACTTCAATGAACGCGCCAATTGATGTTGAGCGCGATCCTACGGGCCGCATTATTAGTGGCCGTAGAAGGATGTTCTGATGGCAGCCCCTGTACGTTATTATGACCGGGTAGAATTTACTTCCCTGACTAGCGGGTTGTTTGACTTTGTCGTGGGGGCGGCGTCGATAGGTAGAAGGGTTCCTGCTGTTGCGGGGGTACCTAACGGCACTGCCGTTAGGTACGTTGCCGAAAGTTCTGACCAAACGATTTGGGAAGTTGGCCTAGGTACCTATAGTTCAGCCACTCCCACTGTCATCAGGGTTGCGGTTACTTCTAATTCGGCTGGTACGACCGCAAAGATAAATTTCCCGACAGCGCCGGTTGTTTGGTTTGATTACGCTGCCTCCGATGCTGTCTTGCATGCGCTTGACGACGGTACTGGTGCAATCAACCTTGATGGTACGCTAATTTTGGGTGCCGCCGCCGTTAATTCGGGCACCCTACAGTTTGCTGGGGTGACCAGTGGTGTTGTGACAGTGCAGGCACAGGACGCTACTGGGACGTATACAATCAAATGGCCGCTTGATGACGGTGCCCCAGGGGATGTTTTGACCACTGACGGTGCTGGTGTCACTGATTGGCTCCCACCAACTAGTGGCGCCCCTGGTGCCCCGCAATACTCCATCCAATTCAATAACCCGCTCGGAACATTTGATGGGGATGCCGACTTGTCTTGGTATCCTGCTGGTACTGCAAGCCCTGGCACCAGCACAACTGGTGGATTGGCCAACAATCTGCATTCGGCGTTTGGGAACACGTCAGAAATATATCATAATAGCGTGATTATGATCTCGGATGAGCTTGTTGGAGATTTTAGTGGTCAGATTATATCTGGGATCGGTGCCTATAAGATAGGATTTACTCATACTGGAGCAACCAATTGCTTTCCTTCTGGAATGGATTTAGAGCCTACAGTAAACGCAGCTACTACAGGCCCAATATCAGAAACATGGTCTATCTTTTCCCAGCTAAATAATGTCAGCAGCGGTACGGTAGGACTTATGGGAGGGATACAGGCCGCCGTATTTTTTCTAGGCACCGGTGCCATCAATCAGTTGGTCTGTGTTGCAGGCGATTGGCATGTTGGCCGCGTTGGGGGCTCGCCTGTAGTCGGGGCTATCTCGTCTGGGGTTAGGAGCTTCGGCGCATCGGGAGAAATGCGAGGGGGCACTACAGTTCCAGTTGCCGTTGGGTTTGAAGCTTATTCGCATACTAACAACGATGGCGCCAACACGATTACAGCCAATTATGGCATCTATGTTCACGATCAGACTGCCCCAACCATTGTGGGTGGTTCTCTGACATTTGGCACCAACTACAACATCTTCTCTGCTGGTACCTCGGTGTTAGGTACGGGCTCGATTAACAGGTTTGAAGGACGATTGCATATTGGCAATTTGGGCGAACCGTCAAACAACTACTATGCGCTTAATGTTGGGCAGGAGTTTAATGGGGATTTGGAACTTGGTTCCAGTACGGTTTGGATAGGGGCAAGGATTTGGCCAAGCTTTGTTCATACGGGTGTTGGCCCTAATTTGAATTTTAGAGGGTGCTACGCGATTAACTCGCAGCCGTCATTGACAATCAATACCGGCACACACATGAATGAGTTTATTGGTGTGTTCTGCCAGCCTGGGATAACTGGTCCTGGTAAACTCAGTATTTATTCAGGAGCCGAGTTTCAACCCTATCATAATGGCACCGGCGAAGTTTCTATCATGACGGGGGTAAAGGTCAACGTCAATTTGGATTGTCAGGGCGTAGTGATGGAGGAGCTGGTTTGTATAGATGCTGATGTGGTGTCGATTATAAGTACTGCTACTACTACAACTGTGGATGATAGATACGGCATTCGAGTTTGGGATATGCGCGGCATTCTCGGTGACGTAACTTTTGGCAATTCGTATGGTCTATGGATTGCGGATCAGAAGGCGCAAACTGCAAATACAAAAACGGCGACTGGGAATAATTTTAATATCTACTCACTAGGGGCCACTTCGGAGAACGTATTTGAGGGTATCATCCGCTTCGGCACGGCGACAAATTCTTCACCAACAAATGGTGATGTGTGGTTTGACGGCACAGATCTGAAACTTCGTACTGGTGGTGTGACCAAAACCTTTACGGTGACGTAATGTTCGGATTCCGCCCATTATCGTCGCTTACCCCGCAGTCGTCCCAATTTAGGGGTGCTGCCCCTCCCCCTGTTGTTGTGATTGATGTTGACGAGGCAGGGGCTGTCAGGAGAAAACGTGAGCGGCAGGAAAAGGCTGAGCGGGAATGGGCTGCTAATAAACAAAGGCAAAAGAATGCAGTTCGCAATGCTATCAAGGAGCTGACCCCAAAGCCATTGGAGCCAGCGCCTGTAGATTTTCTGGCTGAAATTCTTTCTGCTCAAGTTCC